ATTATATTGACTCAAAGTTGTTTGTTTAAAACTACCGTTTTCTACTGCCATTATAATAGGGTCAGGTAATCTATGATAACCATATATTCTTTCATCTATTGGAACGTTAGTATCTAGTAAACCAGACCTTGCTCCTACACCTACCGTCATTCCTCGCTCAATACATTTAGCTAACCAAAATTCACAACATGCTTTTCCTGCTTCTGCAAAATGTAAATTACCTTTGTAACTAAAATCTATTCCATAAATACTAATTGAGTCTACTTCTTGATACAGAGCGAAAGCAAAAGCAAAAGGAACTGTGTTATTTAAATAAGCACAATCTGCGTATGAAACTACTTCTTGTAAAGGAAACACTTCTGCGTTAGGCACTCTGTCATCTAGTTCACAAGTGTAGATTGGTCCTTTATAGTTTTTAAACATAGTTGCCATAATTTCAGTTTGACTACCAGCGTCATCTGTATCGAGGAAACGACTTACTGGATCCATCATAAATACTCTATCACATTTAGTTATTTCCCCCATGCAGTTTATTCCCCACACTTCATCATACTTGTTACTGTGAACACGAGATAAATGGAAATCTATTTGACTTTCGCCCATGGCTACTATTGCTACATGTTTGCCTTTAAGTTCTGGTATTTTCATGCTTGTGGTTCTCTCCTTAATTCATCGTACCTATATTGGTCTCTAGTTGATTTAGCTTCACCAAGATTTTTTAATCCTAATAAAGCCTCTTGAAACTTAGATTCATATGCTGGTATTGCTTCATAATTTTTGAGATATGTACATGCTTCGACTAAACTGCCATATAAAATAGCATTAGGAGCATTTTTAGACAGCCATGTTGTTTCACTGCCTGTAGTGGTAGTGAGTGATGCTGGTCTATAGTAGTAGTGCAGTTCAACTTCGTAAGCTGAATCTGGGGTGGGTGCGACTATAAAAGTATTGTCGTCAAATTCTGCGTAATATTTTGGTAGTCCTGTTGTAGATGCATTAGGAGTAAAATCCCTAATGAAAGAAACTTGTTTCAATAATAAAAAACTATAATTACTGCTACTGTCTATTACAGCTAAACTAAACGGTGCTAAATAATCAGTAGGTGTTTCTAAATAAGTTCCTGATGCTGTTAAATTTCCAACTTGATTTTTTCTAAAATCATCTAACTGTACATTTTTAAATATACGTTCTTCTGCTGTTGTAATAAATGTAGGTAGGTTAGTTACAAAACTAGACTCTGAACTTTCTAAGTAATCCTGTATAGCTGTTTTTAAAGTTGTGTATGTAAAACTCATGATGTATATATTATACCTCCCATTCCACTATGATTAGTACAATAATAGTATAGAGTTGGTGCTCCAGATGCTACTTCAATTTGTGTGTAGGCTCCTGAACTTCCTGGAGTTCCACTAGTTGTAACACCTGTTGTATATTCGGTTCCACCCCCATGTGTACCGTTTGAAGTGGTGGAAAATCTTAAAGGATGACTACTGTTAGTACTGTCTGACTGATCAAACTTATATGTCTGACCTTCGGTTACTGTTAAAGCTGCAGCTCTAGAACCATCTATGTAAAAATAATTAGCTCCTAAATAACTAGCTACTGTTACTGTGTATGTTGTTACACTAGGGCTAGGGCTAGGACTAGGACTAGGTGTTGCTGCTACTCCTGATATAGTTACTTCTCCTACACTACCGCTTAATGCAGACATATTATACATCGAGCCTATTGTGTCACTATTTTCTGCCCACATAATAGGAGAACTTACACCCAGTGAATTTTTTGGGTTAGAAATTATAACATGACCTTGTCCTGTAGTAGGTGCTGGGATTGTAGGTCTTGGTTGATGAAGAGACTCTGGATCAGTAACTTGATGAGATGGTTCTAACTGAGGTGATTTAGGTTCGTAACATTCACTACAAACTTTAAATCCAGTCCATTCTTTTTTAAGCTCTAAATAAGCTACATCAAAACCACATCGATCACATATCGCTCGTGCGTATTTACCCTGAGCGTAAGCCATTAATAGAATCTCCTAGAAGGCGTCAACATTAATGAAGCCCTATTTCTATCCTCGTCTGCTGCTAATTTAAAATCTTGTTCGTATTGTTGTTTTAATATCCCTGCTTTTTGAGGATTCTTTTTTAATGCGATATAATAAGCCAGCCCACTTACCATACAAGGTATAAATCTTGAAGGTACTTCAGGATTTTCAGCCGACGTATTAACATCATCAATACGTTGTATTCTGTAAGAAACTAATTTGTAGTTAGAGCTGTCTGGTGTTGGCCATATATTTACAACTGGTGTAATTTGTCTATCTACGAAATATTGAGTAGGTCTAGCTTGAGTAGTTTTATTAGGAATATTTAAAAATTCTTGTCTACCTATTCTGTCTATTTCAATATCTGTTGAAGGACTAGTGCTACTGTCTCGTATAACAGCAGAAAGTATATCAATATCAAATGTATTCATGTTGTATTGATTTGTACCTTGAACTAAATCTAAAGAAATTTCTTCTATGGTCCAAAGATTAACACCTCTGTTTGCCCAGTCTGCAAACATAATGTTTAAAGAACGTCTAGCAGTTCTAGCATCGTAACCTGTACGTTGTTCTAGTCCTGCTAGTTCGTAAGCCTCTTCTATAGTGTCAGCTATATCCAAGGCAAAAGTTTTAGTGCCTGAAAAAGCCATTTATTTAAAACTCTTTAAATAAAGTTAGTACAATAACATACGAATCACCACTTGAGTGACCTGTAGTTGTTAATAGTATGTCCCCTGTCTTTCCACTACCTGAGGTGTTCCTGATTCCACCAAACTCTGAAAAATCTTCATCAGTCGTGTAATCTGCGTTAAGATCCCAACAGATAGTATTAGTAGTAGCATCCCACAAAAGTTTGATACTCATACCGAAAGTTGAGTAAACAATTTTAGCTAACCTAACACCTGTGCATGTTGCTCCATCACTAGATCTAGTTGCTAAACCACTTACATCAACCTTATTTACTGCTGCCTCACCTGAACCATCGGATGTGTTGGTCAGCTGTATAACAACTGACCTATCACTATCTGACAGAGTGGTTGAAGTTACTGCGTCTGCCATATTAAACTCCTATATTACGCGTCAGCGAATGGTGTAACTAAAGTTCCTGACCCTAAAATAATTCCTTCTACTGAGTATTTAGCACTTCCCATAGCAGTAACTTTAACGATACTACCTACAAGTCCGCCTTTAGTAGTTCCATTCATAGTAATAACATCGTTAGATGCACCAGAAATAAAAGTTTTACCTGTTGCGTCAGATACACCAGTGTAAAGTCCACCTACAAACTTGTCTGTACCATCTGTTAAGATGTCCATGTCAGTTGCTGCAGTTTCTACTACAAAAAAGAATGATGCTCCTAAGTTATTTAATTGATTAGGGTCATCATTACTTCCTGGAGCAGTGGCAACGATAGTAGGTAAAGTAAATTTACCATCCGCATCGTTACAAGTTAGTATTTTTCCTGCGTGGGCTGCGACTGTTAAAGTAGTGTCTGCAGTTAAACTAACAACGTTAGCATTACCTGCTGAAATAAATCCCGCCAATGATTTGACTGGACCTGAAAAAGTTGATTTAGCCATAATTTCCTCCTACGGAAATAAGTTCTACTGTCTTGGCTTGTCTGCTAGGTCAGTCTGTAGAACAAGTTAATAAAATCCTAGATATCTTATTGTATAGTACTTTTCACAATAAAAAAAGGGGAACATTAAGCTCCCCTTTAAAGATACGTTAGTATCAGAATCAACCAGAACTTTAAGCTCCTGGAGAACCGTACATTCCACGCCAGTCACTAAAGCCGAAAGAATATCTCTCTCTAGCTTTGTATCTTACGTTTCCTGTTTCGAAGTCACCTTCCATGCCTGTTGCCATAGGAGATCTTACGAAATGCTTCATCCCGTTAGGGGCATCGGTTTTAATGAAGAAAGCATCTGTATCTGTAAGATAATGATTTACAACATAGCCATCAGGAAGCATTCCCATGCTTCTCATAGCGTTGATGTCATTATCAGATGTGCCAACTCTTCCTGGAGTTTTTAAAACTCTATCAGCCACAAATTGAAGTTGAGGTGGTACAATCAATTTTCTTGCTTGTACATTAATTTTAATACCTCTTTCATCAGTTAACGCAGCAATATCAATCATTGCGTTTTCTAATGAAGTTTCATTCAAGTCTGCTGCTGTGCTAGGTTCGTTAGATCCGTCTCCACCTGTCAAGGTAGGGTGATCGGTAGCGAATAACTCTTTACCGTCGCCTCCTGGAAAGCTGGAATTAAATCCATTGTTTAACACGTTTGCTGCTTTGACTTGCTTTGTGCTTGCCATGGAACGTGCAAGAGCTTTTGTGTATCTTGCTGAAAGTGAGTCATAGAGGTTATCCTCTATAGCTTCTTCAGTAAGAGCAAATGCTAATGCTACTGTTTCATGTGAGTAACGAGATGTATAAGTCTCTTGTGCTGTATCGTAGGTAACTGCGGCACCTTCTCCTTTTACTGGAGCTTGTGCGAAACCTGATAACATCACTTCCTCTTCAAAAGCTCTATCTGAGTTTTCTGAATCGAAGATTTCTGCATGCTCGTTTTCGTAACGATCGTATTCAAGACCAAAAAGTGCGTTCAGTCCTGGCTCGAGTTCCTTAACTAGTTGTGCTCTATTTATTGCCATTTATATCACCTTTTATGAATTACCGAAAACAGACGCTGGGAATGAAACATACATTCTTGCATACTGTCCGATAGAGTTGTCAGGTCTATCCACGAAACCGTGAATTAAAGCAATTCCGCTACTTGTAGTAGCTGTTACTGCTTCTTTAGATCTGCCTGTTGAAGTATCACCTGCGGTAGTTGTGATAGTATTTGTTGTACCGATAGATGCTTGTGTAGGAGTAGCACTTCCTTGTGCCTCATATACAATATCTGGATCGGCATAAACAAACGCTTTCGCATTCGCAGAACCTAGAGTAGCTGTGCTTCCCTCCCAATTTTTCGAGAAGACAACTGAGCCATCAGTGGCTCGATATTCTACTCCGTAGAACACGCCAAGGGGAGTACCTGTTGCAGTACCCTGAATTACTAGACCACTAGCAAGATTAACAACATCACCAGAGAAGATTGCTCCTGTGGTTCCTGATGCTATTGCAAATTCAGAAGGTCTAATAGTTCCACCTGACATATGATACGCTGGAGTAAAACCATTTGGGTCATTTACATTCGCCATTTATTTCACCTTTATATAAAATATGTGTTACAGAGAATAATTCTATTCTCCACCTGTTCCAAACGTAACCTTACTTGTTCTACTAGGACTACTAATAGGCATAATAGGGTTACTCTCTCGCATAAGATTGTTATCAACAGCTTCCATTTGTTCATTGGCTAGACGAGAATAATAGTTGCGTCTTTCCATAACTGTTTCCTTAGGCATCTTTGCGAGTACTAAGCCACCAACTCCTATAACTCCAGCGTGTCTTCCTTCATCAATTGTAGGAGATTCAAAATCAGGGTGTTCTTCTGCTCTCACAGGTTCCCAACCTTCTCGAATACGTTTTGACATATTCGCTTTATCATCTTGCCCTACCATCGACTCACGAAGCCATCGATAGATATAGCCCTCTGGTGGAGTGGGTGCGTCTAATAAAGACGGTGGACTCCATGGTTTTCTTCGAGCTTGAGATTCTCGACCTTCTGCAGATCTGGAGGTTCGATCTGTGTTAGTAGTTGTGTTTTTTTCTTCTACCATTTTTTACTCCTATTTGATATGCTTAGCATATTCTTCTAG